CATCGTTTGTCAACAAAAGCTATAGGACTTATAAACCAGGGATCATTCTCTTTATCATACTTGTACATCGTGTAGTGAAATGCATTTTCTTCTGTTAATGTATCGATATCTATAACTCTATCGTTGGGCTCGTTTTCAAAATTTACAAGTTTTGGGGATCGATTTATAGCTGCATATATTGCAGAAATTCCAAGTTTTTTTGTCATAAATTTATCAAAATTAATAGTTTCGATAACCCCACCCGGGAATGTTTTTCCTGGAAAATTGCCGGGAAAGTCTTTTCCAGTAACAGGGAAAAATTTAGGTTCTAAAATTGGAGGAATTAAGTTTTGATATCGGGTTGTAATGATATCATCAAATTCATTTTTTAAATACTCGTATGTTATTGTTCCGTGATAATCTTGCCACGGTTTTGTGTCCCACCATCGAATATGATTTAAAATAACAACCTTGGTTTTATATTTTTTTTCTTTTATCAACGAACATATTAGATATGTTAGCATTGTTGAATCGGCCCCGCCAGAGCAATTGATACCAATTAATGGCCAATTTTTATCTAACAATATTGGGTATCCGTCTGGCAAATATTCGATTATATTGTTTGCCAGACTGTTTTTATATAGAGTTTCTAATTCTTGGTAATTATTGTAGTTGGTTATCATTTAAAATCTTGTAGGAGTGGTTCGGCAGTTGATAGCATCAATGTCATAGTTAACATCAATTTTCAATGTGTCGTTAAGATACAAAAACGCTTCAAGGGGAGTAGGATGTTTGTCTATTCTATCGGTATTTATTATAGTTTCTAGTAATGGATATTTAATATTTTGAAACAAATCTTTATACATATTGATAACATCGGGTGCCATCAAATATAGTTCATTGATTTCAATTCCTTGAGATAACTGCCGTTGACAGATAGTCCATCTTTTCTCTATCTCTTCTATTGTTATCTTATCATTGCGAATATCGTTATATACTTTATCATAATCAAATCGTATTAATGGAATACTGTTAAGATTAACCCAGTCAACTCCCAAATTCGATAACATGTGTTGAGTTGCTTCGATAGCTGCTAAGTCTCTGATTAGATTGCCGGTCTCAAACTTACCAAAATCGTTCATCCATTTTTTTCCGTATATCTTTTTTCGTTGATCTGTAACTGCAAATGTCCATTTATCAGTGTACCTGTCCTCTCTTAGAGCACTAGTCCACATTATACCAATCAAATCGCCTTTAGAAAAATTATTTCGTTTATGGCATTCGACAATGGAATTAAAGATGAATTGATTACCAGCAGCATGTTCTCCCCAGTTTTCATAAATTGAAAAATGTTGTCCAATTAGGTCTGCCCAGGTAGTCCATTTATATTTGGTAAAACTGCAACCAAATGAAAAAAATCTATTATAAGATTTTAAATTTATGTTTTCAACTAGCATTGCCTACCTATAATCATGTATCTAGTATACAACGGCAACTCTAATTCTCCTGCCCATACAACATTAAGATGGCTTTGCTGTTTAAATTCTTCTAGGCTACTTGCAGTTCTAACATGCTCCGGTATTGCATAGTTGTTGCTTTGCACCACTATCAAACTATTATAGGGCATACCGCTTAACCATAAATCATATTGATCCTGTGCGATGTGTTCGCAGCTGGTGTTGATAACGATATCTGCATCGCTTCGGATAGCGCACATGTCAGCGGTGACTGCACGGAATCTGCCATCCATCTCTTCTTGCTTGTTCATCATAGTAGCAATAGATTCGCATGTTGGATCGATGTCAACGCTACGAATATTTTTTATGGGAATTGAACTTTGGAACAACATACTAGCTAATACCCCAACCCAACCTCCGTGAATGTCTATACTAATAAAAGTATTAACATTTTTTCTTAGGTTGGTAATCAGCCACTCTTTGCTTTTAAGTTGGCCACTCCAGAATGCATCCATTGTGCGCATTGGGTTAGGACTTTGTCTTATAGCCTGCATCCAGTAGTGTAAGTACTCTGTATCTATTTGCATTTTGGTATCTTTGAGTCTGCACTGCTAACACAACTAGGCGTAATACAGCGACGTGGTTCCTTAAATAAATCAAAGCCAGTTAATAAGTTTCCTAGTGGAATGTCGTGACAACTGTAGCTTCTTTTGACTTCGTTACCTCTTATTATAACACTTTGATATCCTGAATTGCAAGTCCAATCTTTGAATTTATTAAATCCAAACGCATTAAAACGTTCTGCTTGATCGAAAAGGTATTCTTTATCATCTGCATCATATAATGCTATTTGGTAGATATCTTCTCCGTTGTCTCGCTGAGGGAATCCTTCTTGCATGATTCTAATTTGCTCTTCTGTATATCCATCAACAATCCTGGAAGCAGTCGGGTCGGACTGGGGTTTAAGAGTAACATTAATACCTCGGGCGGCAAATCTTGCCATACGCTGGTAAAGCTCTTCAAACTGTTCCGGAACCATAACTTGATTGATTGTAACATGAACTCTCTCATACATTAATTGTAGGCACTTATCGCCAAACTCTTGTTCTTTAGCAAACTCTGAGTGATAGCTTGCCGTTATACTTCGACGTTGCAGCATGTCTGTATTCTTACACCAAGTGTTCCACCATTTTAATCCAGGAGACAAATTGGTAGTCATATGAATACTCTGGTAACTACTTTCTGTTTCATCTAGATGTTTCACTAGATCCGGTAACTGTTTGTAAGCAGTAGGTTCGCCGCCGCTGAAGCTCCAATGAAATTGGCTAAATCCATTTGCTCGAGCTTGACTTTTAATTTGATCTACTGTATACTTATATACATCTAGTGGTTGATGATCTAACTTGTCACTACGTGCATAGGGCCAACAATATGAACAGGAATAATTGCAGAACCGCCCCAGTATCCAACTTGTGGAGAATAAGGGCTGGCTTAACATTGTTCTTTGTCCAAAACGTACAATATTTTGGAATGGTATCTTTTGAAAGTCTTCGTGCATAATATACAGCTATTTAATCACTATTAGGTTGCAATTGCTTAAACAAGGTTATATACTAACAATACGGTCGTGAGTGGAACAGGCAGACCTCCCGCTAGTCCTATAGACTAGAATGGGGATGGGGCAAAGTCGTAGACAGCGCCTTTGTAGGTTCGAGACCTACCGACCGTACCATACATAACAACAAGGAAAATTTTATGTCAAGCACAGTAGAACAATTAAAAGCAGACTTCGCAGCATTCTTAGCAGAAGATGAAAAATTCACAGCAGGCAATGCATCAGCAGGAACTCGTGCTCGCAAAGCTCTGCAAGAAGTTGCCAAGAGTGTAAAGGCTCGTCGCAATGAAATCACCGCAGAAAAAACAGCAAGGGCAGAAGCCAAAAAGGCAGCGTAAAGTGTTAGACAACGATCTTCAACAGGCGGCTCAAGACATATTGTCTACTGATTTTAGTAGTGTTTCTGATTCTTCGTTTACTGCTACGGCAAATGCTAGTGCTAACAATAGTACTGTAAGTTCCTCTATACTGTATGGAATAGTTCCCAATACACAATACAGCAACATTACTACTGGTATTGGAGTTTCTCCTTATAACTATACTATCAGCAGCGGCGGTGCTTATAGTGACAATACTACACCAACCAATGTTCACCTTGATGCGGCAGGGCTTACTATGAAGGAAGGCGCTGATATTGTTATAGGTGGTAAGAGTCTAACTAAGGCTATTGCAAAGATCGAGGAACGTTTAGGTATCTTGAATCCGAATCCAGCCCTTGAAGATCGTTGGGAACAACTTAAAGAACTGCGTAGGCAGTATGTGGATATGGAAAAAGACCTTCTTGAGAAAGAGAAGATTATGAAGATTTTAAAAGGATAATGATGAGAGTACGTATTGTAGGCTACACAGTAGCAGATCCAGAGTTTGTAGCAGAATGCAAAGCAGAAGCGCTGTCAAGAGGCAAGACAGAACCAGAGTTTGCAGATATCCAGGATTTAATTGCATTCTGTGCAAGGGTTAGTAATCCTGCTAACCAAATGAATGAACAAACTAGTGCTAAACTTATCAAGTATTTGATCAAGCATAGTCACTGGAGCCCGCTTGAAATGGTTAATGCTACACTTGAGATTGATACTACTCGTGACATTGCACACCAGATTGTGCGTCACCGTAGTTTTGCTTTTCAAGAGTTTAGTCAGCGGTATGCTAATCCAGAAGACATGGGCGATATGTTTGAGTTTTCGGAAGCCCGACTACAGGATGAAAAGAATCGTCAGAACTCAATCGAGACTCAAGACCGTGAGTTGGCCACAGATTGGCTTCATGCACAGATGCGAGTAGCACATACCTGCAAGAAAGAATATGACTGGGCTATTAGCAAAGGTATTGCTAAGGAACAAGCACGTAAGATACTGCCCGAAGGTATTACCAAGACACGTCTGTATATGCAGGGTAGTTTGCGCAGCTGGTTGCACTATATCGAACTACGTAGTGCAAATGGCACACAGAAAGAACACATGGCTATTGCTATTGCCTGTGCAGAGATCATTGGTAGAATTTTTCCGCTAATGATTGAACTAAAGGAGATTTAAATGTACGCAACCGCAAGTTATAGAGACGCTTCTGCAATCAATGAAGCAATGGGCAGAGTATATCAACACATGGGCATTGCTGTGTTTATCAGCATGTTGGTCAGTTACTACGTAGGAACTAGTCCAGAGCTACTGCAATTCTTTTTTACAGGCATGCTGAAATGGGTGGTTATATTTGCACCATTGGCTGCTATCCTTGTAATGAGTTTTGCTGGTGACAACCTTAGCAAGTCAGGACTACAACTGTTCTTGTATGCGTTTGCTGGCTTAATGGGATTGAGTTTTGCCACAATCTTTGCAGTCTACACAATGGGCAGTATCTTTACAGCCTTTATGGGCGCAGGGGTATTGTTTGGCACTATGAGCATTTACGGATACTTTACTAAAA